TTCATCTGTTAAAAGACTATTGTTTTCAATTTCTTGTTGTATTTTGTCTATGTTTTTCAACAAAGATTGAACTTCTCTAATATCATTATTATCTGAGTATAGTTTTGACTGAGATACTATTAATGCCATTGCACCACCACCAATAGACATTGCTCCACCCATAAAACCACCTGCAATTGTGCTTTCTTTTCTTAATTCTTTTTTCTCGTAATCAGTTTTTATGATACCTAAAAGTTCTTGGTCAATAGTTATTTGACCTTCAGTAGTTATGTATTCTGTTCCACCTTCTAAACCTATATTAAATGCAGTTTTCCTTATTGCTTTAGGAGTACTCTTAATTAATCCTTGATTAAAAAGTTTTCTTGAAGCACTTGAAGCAGAAGCTACAGTTCTTTCTAAATCTTTAAAAATTCTTGTAGTACCTATTTTTTCAGGAAAAAATTCAGCACCCGCATAAAGCCATCCGGCAGCAAGTTTCTTTCCATCAGAATAATTTATTGCTCCAAAAGATGATTTTTCTTGTTCTTCTAATCCTTGAATTTTTTGACCACCTGAAGACATTGAAACTGCTCCAACACCAAAATTACCACCTAAGTAAATAGTTCCAAGAATAGGTAATTGTTGAGAAATTAATTGCCCTGCAAATGAACCTAAATCAGAAAAACTATTTAAACTTGATGCTTTGTAGTTGTAGAATTGATTTGATAACGCATTCGCATCTTTCATCATTTCATCACCTAGTCCAGACAAAGCATTTCCAATAACTTTAGTTGGTGTATTTTTGTTAGCTTCTGGCGATACGTATTTAATTGTATCTCCTGCTAATTTTGATGCCCCGCCTATAATACCTAATGATGTTGTGTATAAATTACTTGAAAATTTTTCAAAATCATTGTAGTTATATTTGAAAAGTTCTAATTTTTCTCCATCTGTTTTTGCTTCTTTTAAAATATTATCAAAGTTTTCTTCTAAATGTTTTAAACTTTTTACAGCTATTGAAGCTTTTTCAAACAAACTATTATATTGTAAAACATCTTGTTCAGTTGGATTTTCTTTATTAATAGTCTTTTCAAAATCAGTAAACTGTTCAATTTGTTTTTTATGAACTTCAGCTCCTATAATTTTTTGTCTTAAAAAATCATTGCTGTTTATTTCTTTTAACTTTAATTCCTTAAAAACACCTTCTCTGTCATATCCATAAGGTAATGATTCATCTATTAGTTGATTCATTTGAGTCTGTAAGTCATTCTCAATAAATATTTTTTCAGCTCTATCTTTAATTTCTACCGAACTAATATTCTTAACTCCTGGTTTTTCTTTTCTTATTTCTTTTTCAGCTAAAATTAATTCTTTCTGAAGCGGTTTGTATTCACCAATTTTAAAATCCTTATTACCACCAAGTTTTTCGTTTATTTTTGTTAAAGGATCACCAATAATAGAATTAAAAAGACTTTTAGCTCCTTCTTTTAATCCATCAGAAAATTCATATTGATTTAATTCGCTTGAAAGCCTATCTTCAGAAGTTTTTTTATCTAATTTAGATAATGCATAATCATAAGCTTTATTTGCAATTCTTAAATTTTCATTTTCATAAGGTGTTTTTTCATTTACTGATATTGGATTTACTAATTTTCCACTAGCATCTGGTAAACCTACTTTTTTTGTTGAAAATGCAGATTGTTTATTTTGTTGTTTGGAATCCAAAGAACCATTTGTTGGTACCGAACCCGTATTTGGAGTTTTTGTAGTAGATGTTGATGGAGTTTTCGTACCATCTTTTTTTTTTAATGGCATCATAAGTGTTTTAAACTCATCACTTGTTTTATTAAATCCATTAATCTTTTTTGATAAAGCATTATGAACATTCATAACATAAGCTTCATCTTTTAAAGATTCATTAAACTCTTGTTCAGTTTTATTAAAACCATCCACTTTACTTTTTAAAGCATTATATACGTTTTTAACGTATTTTGGATCTTCTATGTTTTTATTTTCTTCCATATTGTTTTAAATACCTAAGTTTTCTGCTTCTGTTTTTGTAGTTCCTTTTTTTGGTCCTTTATTGTATGCATCATCCCATTTTTCTCTTTCAGACTTTTCGTTTACATCTTTATATTTAGCTGCATCTCTAACTTCTTTTGGATTATTTAATCCAATTTGACCTGCAAGTTTATCTGAATCAGCTTCATCTAATGTAACAATTTTTGTCTTATTAACTGCTCCTGTTGTAACTCTCGACACAACTAATTTTTCTGATTCTGTAAGTGATTCAGGGTTTTTTTCAAGTTTATCAAAAATATTTTGTTCTTGAGGAGTTAATGATGATGTTTTAATATCTGGATAAACTATCTCAGCAACTATTCTTTCTTTACCTGTTCCATCTGTAGTAACAGTATATGAATTTACAGTAGCAAATGTTTGTCCTGCTAATATATTAAAAGGTCTTCCATTTCTAACAGAAACAGCTTTATATCCTTCTTTTGATTGATAACCTGCACTTGTTATAGAAGATGGAACTTCTACTTGTCCAAAAGAAGCTTTTTTATCTTTTTCTTCTTCTTTGTTCTTTCTTTTTTCTTCTTGCAGTCTAGCTCTACTAGCTGCTTCATCTTTAGTTACTTCTTTTGAGTAAGAATCGAAAAGTTGATTATATGCCCAATCTTCTGCTTTTTTTACTTTTTCAGGGTCTTTACTTATTTCTTCAGCATCATATATGGTTTCTCCTGTAGCATTTCTATATGCTACTTTTAAGAAGTTAGGGTCTTTAACTTTTGCTTTTGAAAATGCAATAATATTTCTATCAATATTAGAACCTTTTTTTAATTCTTTAATACCTGTTTTGGTATTATAACCTAAAGACTCTTGAAGTCCTAATTCATTATTTTTCTTAAATTGTTCAATATCTTTTTGAAATTCAATTTTTGTTACAGGAGTTAATTTTGAATTACCAAACTCAGCTAATGGAGTTTTTTCTATAATTCTTATTGGTTGGTTGTTTTCATCAACTTCCCATGCAATCATTGTTGTATTACCATTTTCATCAACTTCAGATGTTACATGTCCATTATCAACAGATTTCCCTAAAGATAAAACTCCTTCATCCCAACCATCTTCAAGCTTACCTGCTTTAAGCATTTCATTATAAATTTCGTAATTTTTAATTATTCCCTCACTTTTTTGTTTTAATAAATCAACTTGAGAAAGTAAATTATTTTTTTTAATATTATATTCTGCAGTTGATAGTTTTCCTGAACTTAAATCCCTATAGTCATTAGCCATTTTCTCAGCTAATGACCTTACAGCATCTATTACAGGAGCATCGTAACCTCTATTTCCTGTGGTTACTGCTCTTGCTTTCTCTAAATCTTTATTAAATTCTTCGTCTTGTTTTGATTTTGCTGCTTCTTTTGCTGCATCCGCTTTAGCTTGGTCTTGCTTTGCTCTATAATCAAGTTGGTCAACATACTGCATTGATTGTAGTATGTTGTCCGTTGGTGCTTGTGTGGTTGCGAAACTTCCTGTTTTACCTATTGCCATGATTATCCTAAGTAGTTATTATTATCTATCATTGTAGAACTTGTAGGTCCTTTATAGCTAAAAGTTCCATCTGCGTTTTGAGTAGTATTTAGTGTAACTGGTGTAGCTGTAGTGTTTTTACCCATAGCTCCAACTGCTGCTTGTCCTGTTCCTGCAATAATATTCCCTAATCCTGACATCATATTTTGTTGCCCTGTATTGTATTGAGAACTTAATGCATTAATATCCATATTTTGCCTTTGCTCAGTCATTCCTTGAAGTCTAACACCTTCTTGAGCAGTATATTGTTCAATCTGTTTTTGTTGCATATCTAAATCAGCACCAATTTGTCTGTTTACTCTTTGGTTTCCTGCTTCAACTCTACCTGCACCACCTACAATTGCTCTTGTTCCTCCTTCTTGTAAAGCATTAGTTTGAGTAGCAGCCATTCTTTGTTGCTCCTCTCTTTGTAAATCCGCACCCATTGTAGATACTTGAAGACCTTCACCTGTATTCACGAGTTCTTGTCTTTGGTAATCTTCCAATGCTTGTCTTGCTTCTTTAGCTTGTTTGGATCCTTGAATTGTCTGGTACAATCCAACACCTGCTCCTAATGCTCCTGCTCCTGCTGATGCCATAATTATAATTTATAAATTATTAAACAAAAATAATGATTTTTTTTAATTAAATTGAATTAATATTTATATATTTGTCTCGCAATCTACTACTTGCGTTTAAGATAAATAGGTGAAACACCCTAAACGAGAAGTCCAAATAGATGTGTAGTAGCTCTATTTGGATTTTCTTTTTATATTAAAACATCATGGAATACTACAAAAACTTAAGTTTAGAAAATATAATTTACACAAATGATGAAGGTCAAGTTTGTGAAGAAATTTGGAAAGATATTCCAGAATATGAAGGATTATATCAAGTAAGTGATTTAGGAAGAGTAAAAAGTTGCAGAAAAAAAACAAAAATACTAAAGGGTTCTTTTTTTAAAACATATAGATACATTTGTCTTTGTGTTTGTAACAATAAAAAACCTAATGCTATACATGTTTTGATTGCAAATGTTTTCTTAAATCATATTCCCAATGGACACAACAAAATAGTTGACCATATAAATAATATAAAAACTGATAATAGATTATGTAATTTACAAATAATTTCTCATAGAGAAAATGATTCTAAAAATATTTTTAATAAAACAGGTGAATTAGGGTTGTATTTGTCTAAAAACGGAAAGTTTGGAGCAAGTGTTTTTTTTGATAATAAAGCATATAACATAGGGGTATTTGATAATAAAGAAGATGCTATATTTGCAAGAAAAAAATCTATTGAATTATATTTGTTAGGCAAAGATTTTCTATCTGTAAGAAATAAAAAGTCAATAGATATATATAAATGTGTTTACAAAAAAGGTCAAGTTTTTTATGCCAGAGCTTCTTTTAATGGAAAAACATATAATTTAGGATACTTTAAAACAAAAGAAGAAGGATATAACGCTAGATTATTATTTTTTAAACAAAAAGGATTAATATTATAATTTGCAAAAATATTGGTTGACATTCAAATCACCTTCAATAAAATCTGAATTTTTAAGAACGGTTACTACTGCTTCAGTATTTGAGGTTGTCATAAGAAATCCTACCCCTTTTTTCTTAGCATAGTTTTTTATATGATTTAAAAGTACTGCTAATGCTCCATCTCTTTTCTTAAATGTAACATTTTTATTTGAAATTTGCCATGCTATCCAAGCTAAACCTTTCGCATCTGTAAAGTAAAAACACATTGAATACAAAGGAATTTCCTCTGAATAGACAATGAATGTGTTTACAGGTAGATACGATAAATCTACTCTTGGAAATTTATGCATATCCCAAAAGGAACACATAATATCATAAACTTCTTCCGTACTATGTTTTTTTACTGTAAAATTCATAAGACAAATATAATGAAAATTCTATTCTGAACTTTGGTTTACTTCTGAATTAATTGAATAAACTTCTGTATAAGTATTTTTTCTTAATCTCATTGTTACTTTCATATAATATCCTAACATTATTTGATTTTCAATACTTTGTGGTTTTGTTACCAATACAAAGTCTCCTGTTGCTAAATTATTTACTGTATTTAACCCAAGAGTATTATCAGTTTTTGACTGTATAGTTCCAACAACTTCAAGATTAATATTTCTAACTTCATCCCCTATTGAAATAACACTTTCTATTGGGTTATTAAAACTTAAAACTAAACCATTAATAGTAGCTATTCCAACTCCTTGACAACTTAATTTTGAAGTATCAATTGTATCATTTGAGTTTCTTACATATCCGTAATAAACTCCTTCTTTGTTTTCAAAGTCTTCTTTTCTAATATATCCTTGGTCTTGTTCTGTTTCTAACGTAACTTCCCATGCATCTGTACCTTCAATACTAATGTTTCTGAAATTCTTTCTTAAACTTGGTTCTTGGCTAAAGTTAAAACTAAATATACTATCATTTTCTTCTCCAAAGAAAGTGTTATAAATACTATCCTGATTACATAAATAAACTTCTCCGTTTTTAAATGCGACAAAATCATTATTGATTTTTATCATGTCTTCTGGATTCATTGTTAATCTACCTAACCAACCATTGTCTTTATCTGAATAAACCCATGTTACATACTCTGTATCATTGTACTGAATGTTTAGTAAATAGAAATCTCTAAACTGATCGTAAGCTCCTTTAATGTGATTTATTTTATTATTTCTGAATAGTTTTTTGAAATAACTTCTCATTCCTTGACTTGAAATCTCGAAAAGTCCATTGTTAAAATTTCTTTTTAAAACCACTCCTCTTTTTACATCAGTAAAGTATGAATTAAAAGCAAAGTCATCATAAGATAATGGGTGATATGAAATACCAAATTCTCCACCATCTGTTTTTTGTTGACCTAATACATCTTCAATTCTTGATAAATTGCTTGTGCCATCTGCATTATATAGTAAGTCTTTTCCATAAAAAACAATACTAGGTTTATCTTCTTGATAAACTTCTAAATTTGTATCTTGTCCTTTTATCTTGTAAATTGGACCATAAGACTTCTCAATATCATCTTTATAATTTGCAAGTGATAAATTGAACTCATTTAGCCTATTTACTCCTGAATTACTATTGAATACCCCAGAATAAGTTATGTCTGCAAATCTATTTATTTTCTTATAAATATCCTCACTTACTAATGTTGGCTTAAAATCAATGTTCAAAAACTTAGCATTGAAATTATCTTTTATTTGATATGATTCGGCACCATTTCCAAAACAAAAACAATTAAAAGTTCTTGATAAAGTATGTTGTACAAACTCATGTTGGTTGTCGATTATTCTATATGTTTCAGGAGTTTCAAAATAACTTGTATTAATTACATCTTCTGTTTCTTTTTCAAAAATGATTATTCCTGTTACATCTCTTACTGAAACTGTACCATCTGCAAAACCTCTTTGTTGTGTTCCATTACCAGGGTGAACACCTTCAAACTTAAAGTAAAATCTACCATTATTTGAAGGTGTAAAGTTATAATCAACTACATCTCCTACATCAATACGAACTGCTGTACCTTCTACTATTTCTACATTGTAATTTTCTCCTGTATTTGATTCAAATACTACAGATGACATTTCTGTATCAAACCATTCTTTAAAGTTTGCATAAATACCATTTACATTAAAACTATCTTGATAAAAAGCATCTGAACGACCTTTTCTATAAGAATCCATTCTTATAGTTACAACATCTCCTGGAGTTAATCCATAAGGTATATAAGTTCCTGGATTAGAAGTGTCTTCAATTGAAAATAAATCTATATATACAAATGGTCTATCAACATATACTTTACCTTCTGTATATGGAGATTGAATAAACTCATTTGTTTGATAATTTATATTGATACCTACAGGTTTAAATTTCATGTAAAATCCTGATTGTTCTGTTATTAAATTCCCCGTAATATCTTTATTGTTTTCAATAAAATCTTTTTCTTTAAGTGTTACCTCTAAAACTTTTATTTTAATAACATTAGTTAATGGCCCATTTCTATCTGATTTTACAATTAAAACATCTCCTTCAGTAACTTTGTTTTTATTACTTCCTTCAAGTTTTACCCACCTATAAACTCCATCTTCATAAAAAATACTTGCATAAATAGTTTCATAAAGTTTGTTTATCTGTTTTATCCCAAATTTATAATGTGTTGCATCTGCAGGTGGATTGCTATTAACATCAATAACAAGTCTGTTTTTATTTACACTTTCAGAAATTGGAATATAAACAGAATTAGTTTTGCTTACCAATGCTGTTGTTTTTCTTCCTTTACTGTCCAAGTAAATCATACAGCCTTCATATTCTCTATTAGAATGCATAGAGCTTTTTGAACCACTTACTGAGTAAAATGATTTTACTATTTGGTTAGAATAGTATTCTGCTACATAACTTGATGGGTCAACTCCATTGTCAATTAAAAATACAAATGCAGGTAGTTTAATTGCAAGAGTATTTGAGTTTGGATTAGTTACCTCAAATTCTATAAATTCGTGTAATGTACCATCATCAGGAAGTGTTAAAGTACTTGTTTCAAACAACAATGATAAATCAGTTTCTAAATTATCCTTGAAGTTAGAGTTAGTATAAAAATCTGCTAAATCAATAAAATCACTTTCTAACACATAGTTAAAAGTTTCATTGAATGTTGTTTTTTCAGGGTCTCTTCCAACTACTCCTCCAGATTCAATAAAAAACTGAATGCTTATAATTGCTGATTCTTTAAATATAGTTCCTGTAAAATCTATATTTAGTGTTGATTCTAATATATCTACTGTTCCTGCATCAGAAACATATTCTGTTGTAGAAAAATTATTGTTTAAAGTTTTTTCTCCTATTGGTTCTGAAACATAATCAACTGTGAAGTTTAGGTTTATTGGGTTTCCTTCTACATCAATTAAATCCATTTGCTCATAATAGTTTGCATAAGCTAATCTATTTCCAATTAAAGTTTGAGCAACTGTTCTTAATGGAACCGCATCATAATTTCTAAAATATTGTTCAGAAGATAATATTGTGTAAATTTTATTAGTTGAGAATAAGAAGTTTTTAGTTTCATTATCACCATAATTTAACTCTTCTTTATTAAACTTATCTATTACATATACATTCTCAGAATTACTTTCTTTGAATAATAATTCAATAGATTCTACATCAATAAGTCCTGTGTTAAAAAATATTCTAACTGCATTGAACTTGTTTATCATTCCTAAATTCTCAAACGTATCAAAATCTACGTTAAAATTATCAGGAGTAAAATTGTATTCCGACCAAGTTGAAATAGCTGAGTAATATCCACCTTTGTATCTCCATCTGTAACCAAAACAAACAAATCTCTCTTCTAAAAATACTGCATTATTATCACCAACAGTTGCAGGAACTATTGTAGGTGCAAAAAATGGTGCAGGTTTCATTACTGAAATTTGGTCATCTGTAAATCCATCAATAGCAAAGGTTTTGGCTGTAGCTATATTAACTATTCTTGGGGGATTACTATCTCCTGAAAATGCAATTAAATCACCTTCCTCTTCACCACTTGAAATAATATCTACATTTAGTATTCTTTCTCCTTCTTTAAAGTTTAAAACTCCACCTGTTGTAGATTGTAAAACTATTTCAGAAGTATCACTTTCTACATTATATTCAACAACATAATCAAAATCTGTTCCCTTGATTAAATTGTAAACGTTTTCCTTTGATGGATTTGTTCCAGAACCAATTGTTTTGGCACCGGTAAAATTGTAATCTGTTTTTTTTACGTTTCCTTGTACATTTTTACCAACTCCTGCATTTGAACCATCAGTAGATGTAACAATGAAGTTCTCAGCATCTATCATCATATTTGATGGCACTAATCTTTCATCGACATCTTTATTTACAATTCCACTTGTTAGTAGATTTTTTATCTTACCCATCTGTCTCTACCTTTTAAAAGTTGTGTTACCTCTGAAATTCTAAGATTCATTAATTTTAGTTTACAATTTCTAAAAGCAGTATCGTAATCTTTCTTTTTTGATCTTCTGTCGTATTCGTTTACTCCTATTTTGTTATTGAATAAATTCCAACTTGTCCAAGCGTATAAAGCCATTTCTGCGAACTTATGTACTTTAATATCGCTTTCATTAGAATATTCTAAACCATCAGATATGTACTCTAATGTAATTATTTTTGTTGCATTTTGAGAACTAAATCTAATTTTACCTGCTCTCTTATCAATATTAAATTCTCCATTGTAATTTTTAGATGGATCGATTGACCAATTCTGACCTGAACAACCACAATCTGGACTTATTGAATATGATTTTTGACTGTGTATTAATTCCGAAGCTGAAGTTCCTTCTAAAATTTCTCCTTCATTATCAAATAAAATGTTCGCTTCATGGTCTTGTAAGTAAGCAGTTGAAATAGCCATTCTTCTGTTTTCTGCCATCGGTCTAAAATAACCTGTATTAGTATCTAACCAAGATATTCTAACATATTGAACGTAATCAGGTGGCATAATAACACTTAAATCTTCTCCTAGTTCAAGCTCTACTGCTTTCACTTCTTTTAAAGCATCAAAAGTAAAATTTTGAATACCTTTTTTCATCCAAAACAAAACTTGTCTTCTTGGAATAACTCCTAAAATAGAATTGTCTCCTGTGAAGTTTTGCATGTAATTGTTTACAAGATTTTCTAAAGTTTCATATTGGAAATCACCATGATTCTCTAAATTTTCGTAATATTCTTGTGGGTTCTGTGATGCCATTGTTTATTGGTTTTTCTTTTGTTCGTTTTTCATATCCTCATTATTTGCAATTTGGATAACTTGGTCCTCACGTATTGATATTCCACAATATAATAAAATCTTTACAACTAATCTATTTAAAAGAGATTCATGTAGTTCAATATCTTGTTTGTCTGCTGCTGATGGATTGTAAATTGGATTACCTTGAACATTTACATAAGTCCATTTTGGGTCTTTTGGTGTTCTTATATAGAATAATTCTAAATAATAATCATCTAAATCTACAGTTGGAAACAATCTATAAACTTGACCTATCTTAACATAAGCAGGGTAAGTTGTTGTTGGAGCAATCATATTTGAGTTAACTAAGTTGTTTACCTCGCTTTTAGATACTTCCTCTACATCTTTTTTTACTTTATTAGCAATTGTAACTAAAGATATATTTTCTGTTCTGTAAAGGTCTGTTCCAGAAAACTCCCATACATTTGTTAAGTCATTATATGTGAAGTTTGTAGTAGTTGAGTATTCAGCAAAAACATCAATCATTTCTCTGATATTTTTTGGAATATTAGCGTATTCAGAATTAGTAAGTCTTCTATTTTGCTTGTTAATGTTCTTATTGTAGTCATCAAATAACTCTTCAAAAACAGAGATTTGAGCCATTTTACAGAAATTATTAAACTCTTCAGGAGTAATATACCCTCTATTATTCTTGTTTAATAGTTGTAAAACAATGTTTCTTACAGTATTTATACTTATCATGGTCTAATAATTTATTAACAAAGATAAAAAAATTTAGTTTATGTATTGTGTTTAAACTTAATTTGTTACATTTGTGTCATTCGTTTGTTAATTTACTTTTATCGTTTTAGTATTTTAAATTCTTCCATAAAAAAAACCACCTGTAATAAGGTGGTTTTTTGATTTATAATTGTAGTGAAACTCTAGTTTACTGCGTTCTCTAAATATTCATAAAGAGCTTTTCCATCTGTTGAATCCATGTAGTTAATCATAGCATCCAATTCATTTTCATTTCTTCCTACTGCAAAGATTTCTTCATTGTTTCCATCATAGAACTTGTAGTTTCTATATGCAATGAATCCTCTTGATAATGCAGTTTTGATAATACCTTTAGCTTTTAAAGATTTATCAGTAGCTATTTTAATGAAAACTTCTGGTCTTCTCTTAACCTCAGCATAAACTTCGCTTTTAAGAGTATAACTATCCCAATCTTCACTAAATCCTACGCAAAAAATTCTTGCAGCAGCAGTTAATTCCAATGCCCCAATTTCTCTTGAAAGTTTCTGAGCTTGGTATAGAATTTCTTCTTGGTCAACAATTTTTTTACTTTCTAATGCGTGATCCAATTCTTTCCAAATTTTATCCTTATCAGGGTGAATTTGTAAAAATCTTTGAAGTGTTGTGTTTTCTTTTGGTACACGTAAAATCCCATCTTTCATAAGAATATGTGTAGTAAGAACATCAGCACCTTTTTGTTGGTCCACAAAAAAAGAAGGGTGGTTTGAACCATATCTTAATGTATGAACAATTTTTGTGTTTGGATTAGTGAACTGTAAAGGACTTAATTTCTTATGTCTGCTTCTAATCTCAAATGTAGGACTCTTTGTTCCATCAACTGTAATGTACATTCTGTCTTTGTATTCAAAGTTTTCTAATCCAGGTATTTCATCTGTGTTGATGTTTTTTTCTGAATAGTCTTGAGAAGGTCTTGGTTGAGTTTTTGGAGTCTCTACTTCAACTTGTGTCTTTTGTTTTGATAATGCTTCCTGAATCCTTTTTTCGATTAAATCGTTTACTTGGTCCAATGGAATCATATCCACTTTCGGAGTTTCCTGAACAGGTGTTTTCGGAGTCTCTAATTCTTGAACAATAGTTTCGTTGTTGTCCAATTCTTTTAATTCAAGCTTTTCTACTTGAGGTTTTGCATCTTGTTTTGCCATTTTTTAATAAATTTAATTAGACTTAATATAAATAATAATTCAAAGATATAAAAAAACACCTCATATAGAGGTGTTTAATTAAAATATTTTAAAGGCTACTATCCTTTAAATTGAATAAGATTATTTGCTCCTAATACCACTAATGCTCTTTCTGTGATAAAGTCATTAGTAATACTATCATTACCTCCTGAAGTACCATCTTCAAAACTTCTGATTGACATTTTATACTTTCTGTTAGTTTTAGCATTTGCTCTATATCTAACGTGAAGCATTGGTTGAGCTGCTGATTCTCCTTTGATAACATCATAAACATTTTTACTTCCAGAAGGAATTAAAACTGCGTGAACTTTAGATGCTCCAATATTAGATCCCTCAGTAGTTGGGTTATCTAAATATCTCCAACGAGAATATCCAAATTCAAAACCACCTCTTTTAAAACTAGAGAATCCTAAATTTAATGCCATTTTTTCATCGTTATCAAACATACCCCAACCCATTGAAGATTGAACTTGGTCTTTTAACATGTCATCAATTGCAAGGTTTTGTGCTGATGTACCATAGATATAGTTGTCTGCAATCATACCTTGTGCATTTAAACGGTCAATGATAGAATCGAAATCATCTAAATCTGTTGCTGGACCTGCAAACAAGTTACCACCTGCAGCGTAATCAAACAATCCTTTAGTACCACCATAACCTGCAGCAGCTAAATCTCCTGCCCATCTTTTACCACGAATCAATTTATTCTCGATTGCATTTTTGAAACGTTTCTCAGTATCATTATAGTTTTTATAGTACCATACGAATCCTGTACCACCATTACCATCTCCAACTTCTAACCAAGTAATTTGAGCTAAGTTTGAACCTGATTCATCAATCATTTCTTTAACGATTGTTGGAGTTTGCTCAAAGTGTTCTACTTGAGAGTTTAAAGATTGAGACATTCCATCTGTTTTTTTCTTAAACTCATTAGAGTCTGCATAAACTTTTAAATCAGTTGTTCCTACTGCAGTCCAACCAGATGCATGTCCACAAAGAACAGTAAAAGTTGTAGAAGTAGTTTCAGTAATTAAACCTTGTCTTTCTACTGAACCATCAGCATTGTGAACAACAATAGTTTCGTTTACTCTAAATGTGTGATCTGCTAATGTAAATACATTTACTGCTCTTGTAACTCCTGTACCAAGTTGAGTCAAACGACCTTCCTCAGTCCATTTAATATTGTCAGATTGGAAAGGCATTTCTTTACCCATTAATTCTAACATTCCTGTAATATCTTGCGAACCAAATCTGTTTGTGATTTTGTTGTAAGTTTCAGGTAAGTATTGATTTAAAAAATCAAAGTCATCACTACCCAAGTAATTTGTTGGGGTAGGTGTTTTTGTTGGTGAAGGAGTAAAAATAACTCCTGGAACTGCAGCTAAAGCCATAATTGTTTTTGTTTTTAGGTTTGTTTACTATCCTTCAACAACTTTAACAGTAATACCTGGTCCACCTTTTGAAGTATCAACTTGTCTCATTCCATTTCCAGGAATGTTCTTAGATATTCTCTCTTGTTCTTCTGCTTGTTCTGCTTTACCTAAATTAAAATAATGTTCGGCAAATTTATCAGGGTTATTAGCAGCATAAAGAGATTTATGATACCCTACCGGGTCTATAAGTGTGTTATTGTCATCAAAGAACTTTTTTTGGATATTTCCTATATCCGACTGAACATTTCTTACTTCTGCAATATTATCAGGTTTGATTACGAAATCCTTGTCTCCGATTTTAACTTTGAAACCTTCAAAATTATCGTTCAACGTGTCATTTGTAATTTTTAAGAAATTATTTCTAACTTCTTCTGAAACTCTTGCATTTTCAACTTGGTCAGAACTTAACTTATCTACTAAAGCTTTTGCTTGTTTGTAGTCATCTGGAATTAATTCATCAGAACCTCTGTGAACCATATATTCAGACTTTCTATCTTCAAGCATTTTGAATGCTTTTTGTAGATGTTGTTGTTTATTAATATCTTTATCCATCACTTCATCTTCATCTGCTAAATCAGCATCATAAGAATAGTTTTTGTTAAAAAGATGATCAATCTGTTTTGTATCTAATGTTGGGTTTTCAATTCTCAACATTTCTTTAAGAACGTTTGTTGGGTCTTCTTTATCCCATTCTTTTTGAGTAGCTAAGAAGTCATTGTAATTTTTGTTACCTGTCTTTTCTGAGAACTCTAAGAACTTTTCTACTTCAGGAGTTAATTTTTTCGCTTCTTTTGGTTTCAATGCTTCAAGATTTTCTGCATCAATACCTTTTTCTTTCAAGAAACTTAAAACACTTTCTTCTGAAATACTTGTTTGAGGTGTTTCAATTACTTCAGGAGTTTCTTCAACTACTGTATCTTCCGTAATTACTTCCTCTTCAACTGCAGGAGTTTCAACAACAACTTGTGGTGTTTCAATATCATCTGCAACTCTAACTGTAAACTGAGGTGTAGTTTCTTCAACTACTACATCTGGATTATCAGCGTTTTGGTTTTGGTTATCTGTTGGCATTCTTATTTAGATTAAATTAAAATAGTATTTATTAGTACAAAAATAGTTAAAATTTTTACATTTCAAATACATTTGTTGATTTTTCTCTTTCTTCAAAGTCAATAGGTTGCTTATTGTTAGCACGTTGGTCAATTTTTTCAGAGTCCATTGATGCTTGTTTTAGCAATCTTTCCTTTTTAGCATCCTCTTGGTCTTGTATTTTTTGTGATTGTCCGCTATTGATAATGTATTGTAATTCTATTTTCTTATTTGCTTTTAACTCCTCAGTTAATCTGTCTTGTTCACCTCTTGCTTGTTCTTTTGAAATTGCTCCTGAGTCAATCATTTTTTGTAATTCAGTCTTAACCATTGCTTCCAATTGTGCAGTTTGTTGTTTTGCTTGTTCGGATGCTTGTGCTGATTGAATATTACCCTGAGTTTGTGCTTGTATCTCACGCATTTTAACTTCCTCTTGCTCTTTTGCACGTTTTCTTTTTATAATAGAAAGTACAGATGTAGCAAGTTTTAAATTTTTGATACCAATAATTCTATATTTATCCTCAGTACCAATAACTCCTTTGTCGATTTCTTTTGTTAAATCAGCTTCTAATTTAGCTTTTTCTTCATCATCCGGAGAAACTTCAAGGAAAATTGCAAAGTCGTATAGGTGTAATTCTTTTACATATTCTAAATCTAATACAGAAGTTGCACCAATTTTTCTAACTAAATCATCTTTTAAATCAGAGAATTTAAGAACATCTTGTATTCTATAAGTTATAGCTTGTGCAGTATCTTTTTTAATTATATTATTTGCATCTAAGATGTGTCTTGTTGCAGTATTTGAATTTAATGCAGCAAGTTTTTGAAGTCCTACTAATGAATCTTTATCAGGTGTACTTGCATCAGAAGCTTTGTTTAATCCAATTACATCACGAATTAAATTTAAGTAAACTTCTCTTTGGTTTGTTAATGATTGTAGTTTGTTTAATGAATCTCCTGTTCGTAATTCAGTTATTGGATCTTTACCATAATTAAATTCACCACCAGAAGTTAAACTGTTCGTGAAAACCGAACCTGTTTGCAATAACATATCTAAATGTTCTAAAGGTGTTAATGCTTTACCATCACCTAAATCTAAGTCAGCTAATGCACCTACATCAATTCTGTAACCATCAGGAGTTATTTTCCTGATTATTTGGTCTGCTTTTAATTCAATAATGTTTAACTTATCTTCAATAGGAATCATACGAGCAACAAGGGAATCAATATATCCTTTTTCTCTGTTTGGTGCTACTCCAACAAACTGTTCGATAACTAATTGCTTATTTGATTTTGGTCTACTCATAGACTCAGCAACTTCCCATTTCAAGATTATATCTGTACCAAGTACAAAAACTCCTTCAAATAGTACTTCTTCAACTCCTGCCGAAACTATTTTATAATCTTTTCTTTTGGCTTGTCCTTTTGTGTAGTTGGTAGGAGTTACTTTTCTTGCTCCTGTTTGCTTTTCTTTTATTTTGCTACCTAATTCTCTAGTAGTTTTATAAGTAACGTATAATAAGCTTGTTGTTCCTTTTAACTTTTCATCATTTTGTAAATCATGATAGCTTGTCCAATTTTTACCTGAGAACTCTAGTTGTTTTAATAATTCAGGTTCATTATTTATCCAAGGATATTCTACTCTAACATCTGAAATTAATGTAGGTTTAAATTCTGCATGATAAAAACAATCTGAATAAAAAGGATCTTCAGTATATGATTGGATTTTGTTTTCTACATCAACCCATTCTACTAAAATTCCTCTATCTTTTACAAATCTATTCTTCACCCAAGCTGCTCCACAAATAGTTAAATCCTTTAAAACTTTAGACTCAACTTTATCTGTGTATTTGTTTTCTCCAAAAATAGTTTCAATAGCTAATTCTTGGGACATTTCAATAGATGGCTTGTAATCCATCTGCATATGTATATCTAACTCTTGTGTGTTTTCTGGAAGTTGGTCTATTGGCATAGATGAAGCATCTATTCCAAGCTCTTTTTTTGCTTTTACTAATAGTTCTTTTGATAACATATCTGTCTCAATAGTTTTTCTATAAGAAACTCTATTCTCTTGTGATACATCATCAATTCCATAAGCTTTAATTGTAGCATCTCTATTTGCAAATCCATTACAAACAACATCTACAAGTTTAGGAATAATTGTAATTGGTTCCGTAGATAAACTTAAAAAGGATAAATCTCCATCTAATCCAAGTTGTTTTTTATACTTAGACATAGATTGAAGTCCTTTTGCATACATTCTTCTTTGTGCAAACTGCTCTTTCTGAGTGTAAAATTTACACTTTTGATTTCCATTATAACGAGAAAACCACTCAGATTCAATTGATCTTTTAACCTCTAATGCAAATTCATCTGAAATTTTCTCTTCATAAGATGCTAATTGACTAGGATAGTTGCAATTACTACCTATCTTAATCTCTGGTTTTTCGTTATTATTCATCTGTAAAATGTTGGGTATCTATAATTTACTGTAAAAATAGTTATTTTTTTTAATTTCTATAACGTTTTATTTTCAAAGTTACAGTTTTTCTTTCAACTTTAGGTCTATAAATTTCTCTATTTACTGCCATAAGTGCTAATCCAGAACTAATTGAAGCATCAAATTTCGTTCTATTATTAATGTCAAACTTTAACCAATCTCCTAAAGTTCTATTAAATGGCATGTCTCCAATTTCTCCAATTTCTCTAATTGGTTGCTCTCCATCTTCACAAACATATTCCCCTACATAGTCATTTACATACTTCTCTAATGAAGTCCAATGCTTTTGAATAATGTCTGGTCCACTATTTGGCATACCTCCTAATTTCTTTTCATCAGGTGATAATCTGTTCATATCTTTATCAAAACGAGTTATTGAAAATCCACGATAACCTCTTTGGTAAAAATGTTCCAAAAGCATTTTTTTATTATTCTCTACAAGTACAGGTAATGAATAAAATCTTGCACATAATAAAACATCTTGGAAAAAAGTATAAGCATCTTTTGGTCTTGCCACATATTCTACAAAGAAATAATTACTCGGAATATCCCCCATATTTGTTCCCGTAACTCCATGCATTGCTCCTTTAGAACCTAAATCATATTCAATACCATTTTCAGTAGCTACAAGTTTAGCATCAATTACAGCATCTTGGTCATAGGAGTCAACTCCAAATGCACCAAAATCATTAACAGGACATTTGGTCATCCTACCAAAAATATTCTTCATTACATGCTTATTACGCATCTCTTTTGGCGGAAACCATGAAATTAAAAATCTTCCATCTTCTTGTGGTTTCCATATAACTTCTCCATCTTGAATACCATCTTTTTCGTAAAAGTTTCCACGTAC